TGCCGGAGACGGTGGCGGCGAGCGCCTCGCCCGATGCGAGCGACTACTCGCGGAGGGTGTCGGACTGGCTGGCGAAGGTGCAGAGCTATCTCGCCGAATAGCGGCCGACAAGGACGCTCTGGCGGCGGTCATCAAGTAGGTAGTGCCCGGGATCCCCCGGGCTTTTTTATGGGAGGTTCGCGTGTGCGATTTCACCAAGCCGGGCGGGATGCTCAATAGCATCGCCGCCTTTTTTTCTGAGCCGACATTTCGCAAGGGCACTCCGGCTTATGCGGTATCGGGGTGCAATGTTTTTAATATTTCGGTGCCTGACATGGTTGCAACAATCACGCTCATTTACACCATTGTCCTGCTGATCGGCGCAATCCCTGGCGTCTGGAAGACGTGGGATTTTTTCAAGGCTCGTTGTCATCACAAGGATGAAGGAGACAAGGAGAACAAATGAAGAGGCTTTATTACTCGGACGCTTCGGATACGCCGCCATCGCCTCCGAAGAACCCGATCACTACGCAATACCCTCAGGACGGCAACAAGGCAACGAAGAAGATGCCTACTGTGATCGGCGCCTACTGGTATCACATGATCACGGAAGAATTCATGGCCGTGATCGAGCAGGCTGGCCTTGAGCCGTCCATCACAAATCTACATCAGCTCGCTGATGTCTTCGCGGATTTCAAGGAACGGGCTTCTAGAGCCGAGGCCTTCAAGAATCAGGCTGAGGCTGCGGCTGATCGCGCGGAAGCTGCGGCAAATGGCGTTGTTTCTGAAACTGCTGAGAAGATCAAGCAGATTCAGGATGAGGGGAGCAAGCAGGTTTCCTCCATCACCGCCAAGGGCGAAGCTGTCAACAGCGACATTGAGGCGGGCAAGGCATCTCTTCAAACGAAGCTCGAAGAGTTGATTGCTCAGCTCGATGCCACTGGCGGCGAGCAAGCGAATTACGTCAAGGCTCAGGCTCAGGATATCCTTGACGCAATCAAGACGAGCGAAAAGAACGCCAAGACATATGCTGACAATGCGGCGGCAAGCGCGGCTTCGGCTTCCTCGACCATCAGCGATGGCAAGCAGGCCATTTCTGATGCCAAAGACGCGGCGGTTGAGGCTGTTGGCAATGCTCAGAAGACGTCCGTTTCTGCGGTTCAAGCGGCTCAGAAGACGGCAACGGATGCCGTTGCGGCAAAATCCAGCGAGGCTCAAACGGCAATCGCGAACGCTCAGAAAGCCGTTGATGCCTCTGTGAGCGCGGCTTCTGCTAGCGCAACTGCGGCCAGCAAATCTGCAACCGCGGCGGCGTCATCCGCTAATGTCGCTTCCAGCTCTGCCTCTGCGGCAAAGAGTTCAGCTGATTCAGCCAGCGCTTCCGCTACTGCGGCCAGTGGGTCGGCATCTTCCGCAAAGTCCTATGCGGATGCCGCGTCGGCATCGGCGTCTAATGCGGCTACAAGCGAAAAGAATGCCTCTGCGAGTGCTTCTGCCGCGGCGGCGTCTCAGTCTGCGGTCTCGGCAGACAAGACTCAGATCGAGTCAGATATAGCGCAGGCGAAGCTTGATATCACAACAGAGAGAACTGCCGCGGTTTCAGCGGTAGAGGTGGCTCAGGCAACAGCGATCAGCTCCATCCGGGCGATTGAGGCGGATTCTGTTCTTGCTGGTTACGCGAAAAAGGACGAGCTTAGCTCCGTACAGTCGGATTTGGCGAGCCAGATTTCGTCGAAGCAGGACGCGAGTACCGCCGTGACGCTTGGCGGAGACCAGACGATCACCGGGGCTAAAACTTTTTCGGTGCGGCTAAACGTCAATAGCGATCTGGCGGTAACTGGGGTTGTCAAAGCCAAGCAATTCACAGCAGATAACGGTGGCAACAAAAATATCGACTTTTTTGCCCACGGCTATCCCATAACCACCAGCGTTTTCGAAGGCGGGTGGTCTTTGTTAGATGGGACATTCCCCGCGGGCGGATGGGCGGCGATCCTTACGAACTACGGAAATCAGAGCTGCACCGGGACGATGTCGGCAGCCGCGTTCGTCCAGACCTCTGATGCGAGGAAGAAAACCGGGCTGACTCCG